GTAATTGTAAAGAACCATATCATATTTGGAAATTGACATTAAAATTCCCACTAAAATATCCTATCATACGTGGAACTCCTATTTTAATTAAGGATTATTATACGACTCTTTATAAAGAACCAAGTAGTTCAATACGAGGAAAGAATAATATATATATAGAAAAAAATTGGTTAAATGATGACCAGTTAAAATTGAATATAAATTATGTTATTAAAATAAATTATGGTAGTTATAATCCAATTTATAGAAGCTACATTAATGGTAATAATACACATAATTGTTTGATACCACATGAGTTGGATGATTATTTACACGAAGAGACAAATATTATAAAATCAATAAGTAATACACTCCTGACTAAAAATAATAAAACATATATTAATATTGAATTAGTTCGACCATTGAAATATGAATTTGCTGCAGGAATACCCGTTATAATTATGATACAACCTACAAGTATTGCGAGTATATTTGGTACGTTTGAAACAGGCCAGACACCCCCCGATATTCCTAATTATGAAGTTATTGATGACGGAATGTATAATGTGAATAGCATTACATGTAATAATTTGACTACGCAAAATATCATTGTCAATGGTGAATGGTACACAAAAATATATTATCAAGGAGAACGGACAATGGATATATATGAAATTAGTCAAGAAGGATTAAAAGTATATCCACGAGAAACATCTCGAAAAATAAGTATAACGGGTATGAAAGGACATATTATTCCTGATATAGGTTTTCAGGAATTAGAACGATGCTATTATAATTCCCCATTGGTTGATATAGAAGTCGACCAACATAACACGTATATTAAACCGGTTCCAGATGGAATTTATAAATTGGAATCGGTTTTAAAAGAAGATAATATGAATTTTATGGAAAACGTGCTATATGACCTTCCTATCTCCGGTAGTTATAACCCAATGTATACCACATCGAGCCCTGAACAATCGGGTGAATGGATAGACAATCAATTAAATTATCGATGGATTTATTGTACGGCAACAGTAGATATAACAACAAAATCCAAATACACGGATTTGTTTGTATATACATTAGAAACACAACCTACGGCATATAATACGTCAATGGACTATTTGACTACATTTATGTATGCGGAAACAACGACATATCTATACAATACACAACCTATATATAAAGTGTTCATGCGAATAAATGTATCGAATAATGCGAGTCATTTTATGAATAATGTGCCATATTTTTCTAATCGAATGACCGATAAAGAAATGAAACTTGTATTAACAGATAAGGATATTACATTTCAAATAACACCCATTTATTATTTACAGAATTCGTCAATATTTGACAGCTCACATAAAAGTGATATTATATACAATTATGTTGTAATTAAAGGTCGATATCAAGGGTACGGTGGTAATATGTGTTATGAGAATAAAAATGACATTATAAATAATATAGAATATACTGTTAAAAGTATTGATAAAGAAAGTTCGATAATATATCTTGATTTAGATAATAATCCTGATATAAATATTTCGTTTTATAGATTTTTTAATAAAGGAATTGGTGACACAATAGATAACGTATATTTTCCAAATTATAATCATACATCAATTCGAACTACGCAAAATAATCCAGCATTTGAAAATTCCATTATGACACCTTTTCAGTATAATATTGATAATACTATTCTAGAACAGATACAAAAAGACAATATTAATAACAAGACGGATAAAAACGTGCTTTTGAATGAATATAGTATATATGGAGCAAAATATGGACCATTAGCGTTTAATGGTGTATTATATAAAAAAACAATCAACCAAATTTTCTCAACACAGACCCTTGATTATATTTTTGTTTGTTTTAAAAACATCGATACAAATGTTATCGTAGAATTAGCGAATCCCATTGGTTCAAATATCATATTTGCAAAAATTTATATTAATAAAAAACTAAATAACTATGATTTGGATATAACAAACTATGAAATTATATACGATTATAAATTATTACCTAATTTAAATTCATTAGAAGTATTTTTTCTAGATAAAGATGGATATTTAATAAATTTCAATAAATTAAATGTAAACTTACAATTGGAAGTTCAAGAGTATGTCGAACGAATACAGAGTATTAATACACATAATGGTCAGGTTATGTGAGTATTCTATAAATATACATATCAAAAGTAAATTGATTGATAACAGAAATTTGTTCTATTATCAATAAATCTATACCCATATCAAAACAATGACATTATATTTTGGATATCGTTCGATATTATTTCACGAGTATTACTACCTGCCGATAAAGATTGTGTTCGCTGAACACGCTTATATTTATCTTTCCTTTTTAATTTTGATTTTTTGTTATTTTTTTTTGATTTTTTTGATTTTTTATTTTTTTTTGATTTACGCGAATTCAATGTTATTTCGTGGAATGGATTTTTTCCACGATAAATAGGTGGTTCGTCATCAAATGTTCTACCACGATGAACAACTGGATTATGTGGTTTGGGTTGCTGTTGTTTTGCGGGTTGTGTGTGTGGTATAATAGATCCCTTAATAGCTTGTGTTGGCTGTGGTGGTTTATTATCTAAGGGGTGTTTTCGTCGATATGTGGTTTGAGGTGAAACTGTTAGTTCATGTTTTACAGCTGACACTTTTGCTGATTTCGTTAAACGTTTGGGTGGAACCTTTGTAACAGAAACTGATACATAATTATCAAGAGTTGTTTGACCTGGTTCTAATAGATGTGCAGTCTTCACAGAATTATCTTGTGTTTTGGGTTCTGGAACTGGTGCGGATGTAGGCACAGGTGCGGATGTAGGCACAGGTGCAGGTGCAGGTGGAACTGATTGTAAATCAGATTCTTTAAGAACGACGTTGCATATATTGTCATAGGTTAATTTAATAATTTCATTCGAAAGTGGTTTATCGAGATTGGGTAATGACGTTTTAATAATAGGAGGATTATTGGAGACAACCTTTTTGGGTATAAAATTCATTACAACAGAATGTAATGTTTTATTTTGTTGCGACGCCATAATATATTAATAGTCAATAAAATGTTTATTGACGCGACAAACAAAAAATTGATTATATGCTTAAGCACGTAATATTAAATACATAACAAAATTCAGTATAACCTATTCACATGGTTGTTTATAATACACTAGAGTCATTATTAAAAGATTGCAAGCTTCCAAAACAAAGTAGTGATGTTCCTACGCATACAAAACTAACGGGTGGTAAGTATGCTGTTCCTAATGACCTATTGCCACAATTGATGGAATTATTCTACAAGGAAGTATTTGAGCAAGAAAAGGAATGTACTTTGACAGAGGCGAATAGTAAGATAACTCAAATCAAAGTAGATATTGACTTCCGCTATACGGAGACAGATAATTCTGCAAGACGTCGTTATCAACCAGAAGATATAGAAGCATTAGTTAAATTATATTCGAAATATATCAATAAATATCTACACGTTGCACGTCCCAATGCAGCTTGTTATGTATTTGAAAAATCGGGACCAACATTCGACCCGAAAGGAAAACTAGACCCCAAAACGGGATTTATGATTATTAAGGATGGTGTGCATCTTATGTTTCCCGGTATTGTTACGCATGCTATTATTGCCCATAAAATACGAGAAGATATCTTAACGGAAATCGACCAAATTTTTGGAAAGTATCAGTTCGTGAATTCATATAAAGATATTGTCGATATTTCCGTTGTAGAATCAAATAATTGGTTCATGTATGGCGCACGCAAGCCGAATTCACTTGCGTATGAAGTGTCCACCATATATAAATATGATACATCACCCGATACAGATGACATCTTTTTAACAAAAATGCCGGTTCAACCACCAAGTATTGATTATGTTCGACTTTTTAGCATTTTAAATAAGGATAAATTGCCTTGGAGAAATTCCATTAAAATGGAATACGCACCATTACTCGAACCAGAAGGACAGCAAATCAAAAGTGAGTATATTAAGCATAAGGAAGATAGTAGAAAGAAAACTAAACGTGTTCTTAAAAAATCGCCAGATGAATTGCGCACGGTTATGAAATTGGTCGATTTACTTTCACCCGAACGCGCAAATGAATACCGTAGTTGGATCGATATTGGATGGTGTTTACATAATATCCATACAGCGGACGACCAGCTATTGGAAAAGTGGATTGAATTTTCAAAACAAGCACCACAATATTATGATAGCGCTGAACAAACGTGCCGTGATACATGGGTGAATATGCGCGAGGAGGGTTTAGGGGTAGGTACCCTTATTCATTGGGTTAAAACGGATAATCCCATTGGATATAAGAAACTACAGGATGATGACATAACATTGATGATTCGCTCCTATATCCAAAAAAACAAATTAGAGCATAATGATGTGGGTAAGATATTCTTTCAACATTACAAGCACAACTATGTGGCCGTATGTAAAAGCAAATCGAAATATGTATGGTATGAATTCACCAATCACCGTTGGAGTGAATTGGGTAGTCATTCGAAGATTAGAAAGAATCTCAGTGATGTATTGAGTGCGATGTTTTCACAACAAAATCAACACTTCTCGGAATTGGCAAACGCCAAGGGTGTAGACGACCCCAATTATTCGCAATTATTGGAATTTTCAGGACGTGCTTTAAAAATTTCGCAAAAATTGCGACAGGGTGCATTCAAAAACTCGGTTATAACGGAATGCCAAGATGAATTTGTAGATGAGGCAAAAAATTTCATAGAAAAGATGGATGAAAATACGATGCTTTTGGGATGTAATAATGGGGTGTATGATTTGAATCGTCTCGAATTCCGTGAAGGGCGCCCCGATGATTTGATAACATATTCGACAAAGATTCACTTTGATGAAACAATAACCATGAAAGATCCTCGCATTGTAGATATTAAAAAGTTTGTTCGACAAGTATTGCCCGATAAAAATGTGCGCAATTACGTTATGAAAATTTTCGCAACGTGTTTGGATGGAACAACAAAGCGTGAAAAATTCTATATCCTAACTGGAACGGGTGGGAATGGTAAATCGAAATTGATAGAATTATTCGATTTAGCGATGGGCGATTATAGTAAAAATGTGTCGGTTTCATTGTTGACGAAGAAACGCGCAGATAGTAATGCCGCTCAACCGGAACTTGCCGTGACCAAGGGCCGACGTGTCATCAAATTCCAAGAAGCAGAGGAGAATTCCAAATTGAATGTGGGGTTAATGAAGGAATTGACGGGTGGTGATAAAGTGGTTTGCCGTGGCTTGTTCCAAGACCCGATTGAATTTAAACCACAATTTACACCCTTCTTCATTTGTAATGATAAACCCGAACTACCTCCTCACGATGATGGAACGTGGCGACGTGTGCGTATTATTGATTTCCCATCGAAATTTATCCCTGTTGAACAAAATCCCGATCCTACCAAAAATGAATTTCCTATCGATTATGAATTGAGTGAGAAAATTAAAGAGTGGGGGGAGGCGTTCTTGTGGTTATTGGTAGAACATTACAAAGAATATCGAAAGACAGGTATCGTGGAACCCAGTAAGGTTATGGAATATACGAACCATTATCGCAAGAAGATCGATATCTACAATACATTTGTCAATGAAACTATCGTTCAGGAAATTAACGCGCGATTGTATTTGAATGATTTGTATAAAGTGTATCGCGATTGGCACAAGGAAAATTATGCTGGAACGGGTATCAAACCGGAAAAGAAGGACAAGTTGCGCGAATATATTATCCGTCGCTATGGACCTGAATATGACCAGACACAATGTATTCACAAATCAGCAAATCAACGCACAGGGGTGTGTTGGTTGGGATACAAGTTGATGGATACGGTTGATGAGAATGAACACAGTGTCAATGGTATGATGAATATGTTAATCGATGAAGCAGCCTACGACGATGATGAATTGGATGCGAAAAAGTCGAGACAATAGACAATAATGGATATATGCGTGGTACTAATAAAAATAAAAATATGTTTTTAACAAATTCGTGCTTCGGGTTACCTGTTAGGGTTAATAAATTTAGAATTAATGATGACTAAAAAGTCTAGCCCAATATGAATGAAAACTATCGAAATTACTATTTAGTTATAGTAAATATTCACCACCGGTGAGATATCGTAATAAATTTCCAGCACAAACTTTTTTCATTGTTAGACTCGACCCTGTACGATTGACCAAATTTATTAGCAGTAATCGTACCATACCATTTATAGATAATAACCTAAAATATCTTTTCTTTTTAATGACAATTTTATCAGGAAAAGGAAAACATTTAACTATATTTTGCTGCGATTGTGTATTTATAGGGATCCTTATAAAAT